CTCCGCGTGGCGAAGCCCGGCGCGCACCTGCTCGCGTTCGGCGGGACTCGCACCTATCACCGGCTTGCCTGTGCCATCGAGGACGCAGGCTGGGAGATTCGTGACTGCGTCATGTGGGTCTACGGCAGCGGGTTCCCGAAGTCGCTCAACGTGAGCAAGGCCGTGGAGAAGCTGGGGCCGCAGCACGACTCACTCCTGCCAGACGAGCAGCGGTTCTGTGACTGGATGCGCGAGTCGTCTGGTCTTGAAGCGCTGACGGTAAAGCGATTGACGGGCTCGGCCCGTTTCATCACGGGCGAAGTGGAGATCGTAAACACCGCGACGACGGAGAACCCACGATGGGGCAGGCGGGCGATGGTGCCGACCGCTGCCGCGTGGGAGAAGTTGGTCGCCGCGATGTCGTTGACTCCCCCGGAGTGGGTGTCGGCCCTAGTGAAAGAGCCGCCCTCTCCGCCGATAACCCATCCCGGCGAGTGGAAGTCGGGCAAGGGCGAAGGTACGTCGGGCAGCAACGAGTGGCAAGGCTGGGGCACGGCCCTCAAGCCCGCCTGGGAGCCGATCATCGTGGCCCGCAAGCCGCTCGTCGGCAACGTCGCCGAGAACGTGCTGACGCATGGCACGGGGGCGATCAACGTGGATGGGTGCAGGGTGGGCAACGACGGCGGTCGCTGTCGCGCCGGTCATTCAGCAAGCGGCAAAAGCGGGCCAGGCTCTTTTACTATTTACACTTCCCAAGCGCCGCATGTTGACGGCCTAGGCCGCTGGCCCGCGAACCTCATCCACGACGGCAGCGAGGAGGTGGTGGGGCTGTTTCCGGACACCAAGAGCGGAAAGCCTGGCGGCAGTTTGCGGCAAGCGAAAGGCATGGTGCTGCAAGGCGGCGGCAACGGAACTGAGCTGACTGGCTTCGGCGACTCCGGCTCCGCCGCCCGCTTCTTCTACTGCGCCAAGGCGAGCAAGGCGGATCGTGGCAGCGACAACAAGCACCCCACGGTCAAGCCCACCGACCTCATGCGCTACCTCTGCCGGCTCGTCACGCCACCCGGCGGCATCGTGCTCGACCCGTTCACGGGCTCGGGCTCAACGGGGAAGGCGGCAATCCTCGAGGGCTTCCGGTTCGTCGGCATCGAACGCGAGGCGGAATACGTCGAGATCGCCAAGGCGAGGATCACGGCTGCCGCCAAGTCGGTCCCGCCGCTACTCAGGAAGCTCAAATGATTCTCCGCGCTGAAGATCAAATGCCATGCAGGGTGTTTGACGCCAATGGCGTCGAGCTAAAGTACGCGGTGTGGGTTGACACAGAGACAGGCCAGGCGGTCCATCTGACGGGCGAGGTTGGCGGGTTTGTGTTCACGGTACGCGATGACGGGCAGCCGGGCGTCTCGACCGAATGGCGGCAGCACCCGGCCCCGCTACGGATGGTGCCAATCGACGAGTGCTGCTGAGTAGAGAGAACACACGCTAGATGAGCAGCCGCTCGCAAATGACACGCAAGCAAACCATCGACGACGCCGAGCGGTCTGCTCCATCGGCTGGTTCTCCGCGGCCGTACTACCAACGGGACGGGATCACCATCCACCACGGCGACTGCCGCGAAGTCATGGCGACACTCGACGCCGACAGCGTTGACGCCATAGTGTGCGACCCGCCCTACGGCCTGTCGTTCATGGGCAAGGAGTGGGATTCCTTCAAGCCCGGCGACATTGCCATGCGTCGAAATCCGGCGATGGACGCCGTGAACGCCGGTGCGTCTCGGCAGGGAGGCAGGCAGCGGTCTTGCTCCGACTATCAGAAGCGGCAGCGGCGTGACATGCTGGCGTTTCAAGAGGCAATGGAAAGCGTATTCCTAGAAGCCCTCCGCGTGGCGAAGCCAGGAGCCCACTTGCTCGCGTTCGGCGGGACTCGCACCTATCACCGGCTTGCCTGTGCCATTGAGGACGCTGGCTGGGAGATTCGGGACTGCGTGATGTGGGTCTACGGCAGCGGCTTCCCGAAGTCGCACGACGTGAGCAAGGCGATTGACAAGGCGGCTGGGGCGGAGCGGGAGCGAATCGGCGGCCCAAAGTCTGGCGGCATGAAGTCTGTGAATTGCCACAACGCCATTCACGGGTATCGACCAAACGATTACGCCGAGAACGGAAACTCGCTCATTTCTGGCGACCCGATCACAGAAGCCGCCCGCCAGTGGTCCGGCTGGGGCACGGCCCTCAAGCCAGCGTGGGAGCCGATCATCGTGGCCCGCAAGCCGCTCGTCGGCACCGTCGCCGAGAACGTGCTGACGCATGGCACGGGGGCGATCAACGTGGATGGGTGCAGGGTGGCCGCTGAAGGCGGAAGCCCAGCCGCAGCAAGGCGGGAAGCCTCCGTTCGCACCGGGAATGTCAGCACAAGGCCGGGAACCTACGACAGACCACTACAAGACAGGACGAGCGCCGAGCGATATACGGAGCCTCGCCCAGGCGAGCAGCTTGGCCGCTGGCCCGCCAACCTCATCCACGACGGCAGCGAGGAGGTGGTGGGGCTGTTTCCGCAGACTAAAAGCGGCTCGCTCAATCGAGCCCGCATCACCGCAGAAAACGGCATTTACGGCAACGCACCAAAAGAACGAACAGGAGAATACGCCGCCGACTCCGGCTCCGCCGCCCGCTTCTTCTACTGCGCCAAGGCGAGCAAGGCGGATCGGGACGAAGGGTGCGAGGGGCTGGCCGCAAAGTCTCGGCTTGAAGACGTTGGCAACAAGTTCACTACTGTTGACTACCGCGAAGGGAAGACGCGCGATGTGATGGCTCGCAACCACCACCCCACCGTGAAGCCCACCGACCTCATGCGTTACCTCTGCCGCCTGGTCACGCCACCGGGCGGCGTGGTGCTCGACCCGTTCACGGGCTCGGGCTCCACGGGCAAGGCGGCGATCATGGAAGGCTTCCGGTTCATCGGCATTGAACGCGAGGCGGAATACGTCGAGATCGCCAAGGCGAGGATCGCGGCGGCGTTCCAAAAGTCGGAGGCCGTCGCATGATCGACCCGCGCCTGATCGACGTCTTCCCGATCAACGGGCACGACGGCTACCCCGCCGAGCTGGCCGCGGAGGACACGCCCGACGCGCTCCGCGACGCCTGCGGCTCCGCCTCGCGGGAGTTCCCGAAGGCCCTGTGGATCGAGCCGCGCGACTGGGTGGCGAAGGCACGCGAGAACGACGCGGCCGGGGCGTGGGCGATGAACTTCATCGACCGGTTTACGAATCAGGATCCAAGTCATTCCTGCACATGCCACTCGCTTCGCGCCAACTTTGAAGCCGCCCGCAACCGGGCGCGGGGCGTGAACTACGGCGGGCCGAAGAAGGATTTCAGATACACCGAGTCGCGTGACTTCGGCTCCGTCTGGCTGTCTCCGCTGTCGGTATACGCAGAGGCGAATCCTCGCGAGTGGGGCGGAGCAAATGTTCGGCAAGTTCTAGAGATAGCCGTCAGGCGGGGGATGCTGCCAGACACAATCCAGCCAGCCGAATACGGATTCCGCCACTCGCTCCAAGGAACAAACGGCAGGGGTTGCAATAACCAGTCTGGCGGCAAGTGGGTGCCCCTCTCGCGGTTCCCCGATGGTTGGCAGGAAACGGCGAAGTTGTTTCGACCGCTTGAGGTCATCTTTCCCGAATCATACGAGCAGGCTGTGTGCCTGGTGCTACATGGATACGCCGTGAGTGTCGGGCGCAACGGCCACGCAGTGCCGTGGGCTAGATGGATTCCAGGCCAGAGGCTTATGGCCTATCCGGATTCGTATGAAGTCATTCGCTACGACTCGGAGCAGACATCGCGCCGCGCGTGGAATGGTTCTTTCGCAATTGCAAGCGTCACTCTGCCGGACGACTGGAGCAAGCCAGCCGGCTAACGAAAAACCCCCGCGCCGCTGTAACGGCCGGGGGCGTGGATCAGTCCTTACATGGAGGACCAAACAATGGTCAATGTAAACGAGGAATGGAAAGACGTGAAAGGCCGAGAGGGCATGTTTCAGGTTTCCAGCCATGGGCGCGTGCGGTCTTTGCCGCACGTGATTCGCCATTGGTCCGGCAGCCAGATCCATCGCCCAGGAAGGCTCTTAGTTCAAAGCACTCATTCCGGTGGCTACCGAATCGTTTCTTTGCGAGACGGAAAAAAGCACTACGTACACAAGCTCGTAATGGATGCGTTTGTCGGCGATGCGTGCGGCCGCGACGTCAACCATATCGACGGTAATAAGTCCAACAACGCATTGTCGAATCTTGAGTATTGCAACCGTCTTGAGAACGTACGGCACGCCATTGCTTCAGGCTTGCAAGACAATTCAGGTGAGCGAAATGGCATGCACAAGTATTCGGCCTCGCAAATTGAGTCAGCTGTGAAACTTGTCTCCGAAGGCCACTCACTGGCCACAGCGGCCAGTAAGACTGGTGTGCGTGCCAGGACGGTCGCATCCGTCATAGAGGGGAGGCGTTGGAAATGCTTGGGGCTTTGCCAATGAGTACCACGCTACTGCGGGTCAGTTGTATCCTCACGCTCCTCCTGGCCGCGACCGCCGCGGCCGCCCCGTGCGGCAACTGCCACGGCGACCGCGTCGTCGGCCCCGGCCCGGTGCGGTTCGCGTGCCCGGTGTGCGAGGGCAGCGGCGAACTGCCCGACCCGCCGGCAACTGCCAAGGAATCCTTGACGGTTGCGGCCGCCGCCCCCGGCCCCCGGCCCGCCGTCTGCCGGATCGAGTGCGGGGCCGGCCCGTCGAAGGACTGCGGGTCCGGCGTGCTCGTCGAGGTCCGCGAAGGCCGGGCGAAGGTGCTCACCGCCTGGCACGTGGTCCGCGGCCACCGCGACGCCGTCACGCTCCGCTGGCCCGACGGCACCAGCGGCCCGGCCCGCGTGGCGGCGTGGGATGCGGCCTTTGACCTGGCGGTCCTCTCGACCGCGGCCCCCGCCGCCGCCCCGGTGCCGATCGCGGCCCGGCCCCCGGCCGTCGGCGACCGGCTGACGCTCGCCGGCTACGGCCCGGTGCCTTTCCGCTACCGCGAGGCATCGGGCGAGGTGACCCAGTTCCTCGGCCCGACGGGTCGGCATCCGCAGCACATGCTCGAGGTCCGGGCCGCCGCCCGGCAGGGCGACTCCGGCGGCCCGATCTTCAACGCCCGCGGCGAGGTGGTCGCGGTGCTGTGGGGCTCGACGGGCGGGCTGACAGCCGGGAGCCACGTGACGGAGATCCGGCGGATGCTGGGCCAGCCGGTGGCGGCCGCCGTCTGCAAGGACGGGAGGTGCGAGCGATGACCGACTCCGACTACGTCTGGGCCGAGCTCGGCCGCCATCCGATCCGCCGGGCGATGCTCGGCCGCGAGCGGTGCGACGCGATCACGGCGGTGGCGGCCGAGAAGTACGCCGCGCTGCGTCACGAGTACGCGAGTGCCGTGCAGGCGGCCGGCCTGCGGTCGGCGGTGGTTGGGGCTGACGTTCTCCGGGAGCGTCTGGCGGCTCGCGTTCGCGCCCACTACGCCGACCAGCATGGGTTCGCCTTCATGACGCTGATCGTCATCTGGGCCATCTCGGCGATCGCACAGGCGCTGGTTATTCGGTGGCTCAACTCGGAGGGGGAATCGTGACAGACGCGGCGAAGGACACCCTGTACAGCATCCTGGAGAAGTGGGGATTTCCCACGCTCGTGGCCATCTGGCTTGCTCACTTCGTCCTCATGCCGCTGCTCGACGAGCACCGGCTGACGTTCAAGGAGTTGCGCGAAACGCAGCGTGAGATCGCCGACGCGATGAACGAGCAGACGAAGCTGCTCTATGCCCTGCAGCCGAAGGTTGCCGGGACACTGAAGCCCGAGGGAAATCAAAACTGACGCCATGACCACCCTCCAAGAGCTTCAGGCCCACGTCCGCAGCCACTTGGCCTCGCGGGTGCAGTATGCCCAGGCGTGGCGTGTGGACGAGCTGACCCGGCTCGTCGTCCGCTACTGGCCGCACCTGCACCTGGAGGAGATCGAGCGGCTCGGCGGGCCGAACCACAAGGCGATCGACCACACGATGACGCTGGTGAGGGCACAGGTCCGCGAGCGGTGGGAGGCGGCCCACGGCGTCGGCCCGCTGTGGCAGATGATCCTCGGCGGCACCGTCAGCAACATTTCGCTCGTGATCCTGGGTCTGTGGTGGCAGGATCCGGCGTGGCGTCAGCAGCTCCGGGAGATGGCGAGCCGGGTAGACTGACAGAGACGACTTCCTGCCGGCCGGCGACGATCCCACCGTCGTCTATGGTGCCGTCCGGCGGGATGGGCCGACACGTACCGCAGCCCGACAACGGCATGGCGACGGGTGGGGCGGCCCTGTGGCTGAAATCCCGAAAGGGGCGTGTATACGCCCCCGGGTCGCCGGCGGGAGCCCCCATCCGCGCCGCTGCGGCCGCTGCCGGGTGGGGGGATTCCCGGCAGCGGCACCGCTCACTTCACGACGGCCACGACCAACTCGATCACGTCGTGGATCGCCCGGGCCAGCCGCGAGTCGGTGCCGAGCTCCTGGCCAAGCCGGATCAGGACGAGGGTGTGGACGAGGGAGGACCAGTTCAGGCTACGCATTTGGCACCCGCCAGCAGTTGAGCAGGAAACGCCGCCACGGCAACCTCCTGCGGGCTCACGATCCATTCGTAGACGGTCCCATCCGGGTGCCTGGACGGCGGCAGCACGCTCTGGGCGGCCCGGCCTCCAAGGCGGATCTCCAGGTCGTCGAAGTGGACGACGGCCGACGCCGGCATCCACGGCTCCCAGCGGAACAGCCGGTGCTCGCCGCGGGCCGACCGCCACGCGGGCGTTCGGAGGTCGAGAATCCCGAACGCGGCCAGCTGTTCGAGCCCGGCCAGATCGTCAAACTCAACATCCACCACGCCGGAGGCCGGCCCGAGCAGGAGTCCGACGTTCGCCCCGGCCCGCAGCCAGGCGGCGACGTCCTCCGGGCTGCCCGTGCTCCTGGTCTGCCATGCGGCCCCGACGGGCCGCTTCTCGCGGCGGGCCAACCGGACGAACCGGCAGCCGATGGACGCGAGAGATTCGATTTCGGGATTCATGCTGCGGCCTCCATCACAAGGGCGGACTCGATCAGCCGCACGGCCTCGCGTGCGGTCACCCAGGCGCCGGGCTCCAGCCCGGCATCGGGGCAGACGACGGAATAGGTGGCCGGCCCGGGCTGCCAGCCCATGCGGCCCGTCGGCATGAGCCGCTCCACCATCGGGGCGTGGCAATACACGTGGATGTCTTCGCGGCCGATCCAGCGGCACTCGCCTGAGGCGAGGCGGCAGACGGCGGCAGTGATGCAGGCGGCGGTCATGCTGCGGCCTCCAGTTCGCCGCACAGGGCGAGAAACAGGGCGGAGGACATGCGGGCCTCGGCGACCTTCATGCAGGCGTCGAACACGATGTCGGACTCCGGGCGGAAGTCGGCCATCAGGCCGCACATAACGTCGCGGATCTGGTCGTCGGTCAGGGCTTCGATTCGGGCGGTCATGGCTTCGGCGGCGGTCATTGGATGGGCTCCGGTGTTCGTGGTGGTGTTGCCCGCCGGCCCTGTGCCGGCGGGCGGTGGTTGGTCAGGCGGCGGCCTTCTGTCGCAGTTCGTGGTACAGCGAGTCGATCAGCAGCTCGAGCTTGTCCTGGCCGAGCACTGCGGCGAAGGCTTCTTTGATGCTCATGCCTTCGGCCTTCTTCGCAAGAATCCGGCGGCTGATTTCGGCGATCTTGGCGGCGTCCATCGTTTCGTCTCCCGGTTGTCTGCCGCGGGTCACTCGCCCGCGTCATGCCCACATTCTAGGTATCGGTAGTTGGGATGTCCAGAGGCCAAGAAAAGATTTTTGGGTGGCTGTTTTCACGAGAAAAACGCTACTTCCGCCGGCGGGCGGCCTTTTTGACCGTCTTCCTCGCAGCAAGGGGCCGCTTGGCAAGGTGCCGATTGGCGTTCGCCCTCGTCGTTAGGGCGGCCTTCTGCTCCTTGGCCGACTCAACGGAGACAAGCCAAAGCCGCTCGCCGATCCGCTTTCCACGAAGCTTCTTCTCGCGGAGCAGGTTCCGCACCCAGCCGTCAGTGCAACCCATGTAGGCCACTGCCTCCTCAATCGTCAGGTATTCGGCACCGTCAATGTTGTGAGGCATGCGCAGGCTCCGTGAAACGTCCGCCCTTCTTGAGGTTGTCGAGTCTCCACAATGGCTGAAGGTTTGTGAAGTGGCAGGCCACGGCAGCATCTTCCGGCTTTCGCAAATCAAACCGGCAAAGCGGCTGAATGTGGTCGATGTGCCACTCTCTCTGATTGCCCCACGACATCTCGCCTTTCATCAACGACTCGAGATGCGCCACAAGCTGTGAGGGAGTGCATCCAAGGTATCGAGTAGCCATCGTGGATGGGCTCATAGGCAATTCATCTGCTCGCCACTTCCTGATCTTTTGAAAAGTCAGCAGCCTGTTCCGCAAAAGCCAAATCACGCTCTGCGAAATCATGTGCCTTTTGAATTCATACGGCCAAAGACAAACCATATTCCGCTCCGGAATCACCGTATTGACGAACGTTCCTGCAAATCTGCTGGCGTATGCTGCATCGTCGTCCTGATAGAGAAGGCTTTTCGGCTTCCACCAGAGAGACCTCGTAAATCGCTTTCCGTGGAAAGATTGATAAACCCACCATTGCGGCAAAGACATCGCGTTCGCGATCTTGAATGCTTTTGGCATGACTACTACCTATCGGTAGTTTATGCGATGCCGGCATTGTGAATCAACCGGCCTGTCTTGGCCCCAACTCCCTCGGCCCAGGCAGCCCCGACCCCGTCTGGGACTGGTCTTCGTAGGACTGCCGGAAGATCGCCGGCGTGTTGCCCAAGTGCCGGTGCCCGGCCCCGCGGGCCTGGAGCTCGACGTCGGTGCCGCTGCCGCGGCGGATCCACTTCCATGTCCCGGGCCGGATGCCGGCACGGTGGACAAGCCGCTCGACTTGATCCCTGAACGTCTCGCCGCTCGCCGGCCAAGGGCAGACGAGCGACCGCGGGCACGCCTCAACCGTGGCACGCAACGCCTCCATCGTGGTGCCAGACAGCCGGAACGACGACACCTTCCCGGTCTTCGACTGGCTGATCGTGCATGATCCGTCCGGGCCGATGGACGCCACTCGCAGCGTCACGAGGTCGCCCCAGCGGACACCGGAATCCCACGCCACCCGAATGGCGAGATCCCACCACGCCGCCCGCCGCAGGCCGCAGCGGTGCCACCGCGGGAGCGTGGCCGCCGCCTCGAGCAGCCGTTCGACCTCGGCCTTCGTCCAGGCGGTGACCACATTCTGCGGCAGCCGCACCCGCCGCACCTTCCGTGCTCGCGGTTCGTTCGCGAGCCCGTCATCGGCGGCCGCTCGCCACATCGCCAGCAGCATCCCCTTCTTTCCGCGGACGGTGTGCGGCCGCACGGTCTGCGAGTACGCCTGGAGCCACTCGGAGACGAGCCGCTCGTCGAGTTCCTCCATGCGGACGGGCCGCCCGGCCCATCGCTCAAAGAGGTCCACAACGATCTTGTACTGGCGGATGCTGCCAGTCCGGATGTCGTGGGTGAGGGTGTATTCGTTCAGGTATTCGCGGAGCGTCATGGTATGTCCCCATGTCTAGGTCGCTCCGTCGACGTGTGTCGTGCTGCTCCGCGGCACTGTTGGTCGGCTGGCGTGGTCTTGATCCTCACAATCACTACGGGCGGTTCATCCCGTAATTGGTAGAGCATCGGTCTACGGAACCGAAGGTTGAAGGTTCGAGCCCTTCCGGGTGTATTCGGCACCGCCGTTTGGAGGATAGGACTGCGGCGGAGCCGGGGCAAAGAATGGCACCGGAGGGCCTGGAAATGGCGAGCGTCAGCGACAGACATGCGGGTGGCTCCCCGAGGACACTGAAGCGGTGCCCGCTCGGCCAGACGATCGAACGCCTCGCCGTGGACCGCGGCCTGCATCTTGATGAAGTCGCTCGTGCTGCGGGGATCACCTTCCCGACGTTGCACCGCATCTGCACCGGGCGGATCAAGTCGCCCAAGCTGGAGACCGTCAAGGCAATCGCCGCGGCCCTCCATGTAAAGATCGACAGGCTCGCAAAGTAGCCTGTTTTTCGGTTATTTCTCGCACGCAAGAACTCCTATTGACACAGTTCTTGCGTCCCCGTAATCTCTCGCCCCAACGTCATCCACTTCGGACGACGGACCACTTGGCGAGGGACGCCGATGGACGCACGGACGCGAG